GCAAAATATATTGCAGTTCCAGCAAATGAGAATAAAAAAGATTTTTTATTAAACATTATATATATACAACCTTTTAAAAAATATCAAAAAAAATACAGATGGCAAAAAAACGCGATGACTATGCAATGTCTTATATGGTTAGTGCCGAAGATATTAAAAGAATGCTTGGTGGCGTCAAAATTGTAAGATTTCCAGACTTAGTTGAATATAATTCTATGGAAGAACTATTACCATATCCCAATGACTGCGCCGTAATATTTTTTATAGATGAGCAAACGCCAACAAAAAATATTGGACACTGGACGTGCATTATGAGGAATGGGAAGCGGTATGAATTTTTTGACTCTTACGGGCTTAGCAGTAAAGAAGATTTAGATCACATTGCAAAAGAAAAGCGTATTAAATTTGGGGAGCAAAATGATTATTTAAAAGAATTAGGTGGTGGCGCACTGCATCATAATTCTTACGACTACCAGAGTTGGTCGCCTAAAATTGCCACATGTGGGCGGTATGTAATTATTAGATTATTAGCGTTTATGGCCGGTATTACTAACCCAAAAGAATTTTACCGTTTTATGAAAGAGGCAAAAAAAGAACGCAATGCCAGTTCATTTGATGAATTAGCAGTTATGCTGACAAGCAATTAAATATTTTTATTTACAAAAAAAAAATATTTAATAATATAAATAACTTATTTTTATCTTTTTTGTTATACTTTTCTAAAAGTTTTTAAAAAAATGTGCGAAGAAATTTCACAAGAATTAATTGATAATTTATTGGCCGAAGTTGAGGGAGGGGCAATTCCTGAAGAGGTGGGCGGAGGGAGAAAAAAAAGGGATACAACCGAGAGTACGAAGCAAGTTTATCTAAAAAACATACAGCGATTAAATAATAAGCAAGAAATAAAAACAAAAAAGAATGGCCAGCCTGACTATGATTTTTTAAAAAATACCGAAAAAGTATTAGACCGAATAAGCAAATTGAAACCCAATAGCCAGCGCACATATTTAATCTCTATTGTCACAACTCTGAGAGGGCTTAAGCAATATGAGACCACATACGATTTTTATTATGAACGTATGATGACTATTGCTGAAGATTTGAAGAAAGGCTCAAACACAAAAAGCGATTCCCAGGAGAAAAATTGGATAGACCAGAGTCAAGTTATTGAAATATACGAAGACCTAAAAAGCAAAGCCATGCCACTATTAGCGAAAAAGAAAGTAGACGACCACGAATGGGCTATTATTTTAGATTTTGTTATTTTATCTTTATATGTATTGCAACCAGTCCGACGCAATAAAGATTATCAGCTGATGTTATATGTTAATGATAAAAATATTATTGAAAATCCAGAATTCAATTATTACTTGCCAAAACTTAAAAAGTTTGAATTTAACCAATATAAAACATCTGGGACATATTCTATGCAAGAAGTTGCAGTAAACCCGGAATTAGTAGATATTCTTGCAAAATACGCAAAATTACATCCATTACGTAAACAAAAAAATTTCTATCTATTGGTTAATTATAAGGGCGAACCATTATTAGCCGTAAATGCCATTACGCGCGTATTAAATCGCATATTTGGCCGTCCAATTGGTGTAAGCCTCCTCAGAGCAATTAGTTTAACCGATAAATATAAAAAAGTTATGGAAGACCTTGACAAAACCACAGCAGAGATGGGCACTAGTAAAGCCACAGGTATTGGCACATATATAAAAATGGACAAATAAAAAATATCTAATTAGATAAATAAAATATATAATATATAAAGGACGAAAAAAAACCAATATGGACGAAAATAAATATCAAAGAGGTAAAATATATAAGATTGTATGCAATGATACAAATAAAATTTATATTGGCTCAACAACCGAACATTATTTATCAAATAGATTAAAACGACATAGGTTAGATTATAGAAAACATTTAAATGGAAAACATCGGTATATTACAGTTTATGAAATTTTACAAAATGATAATTATGTGATTGAGTTAATTGAGTTATATCCTTGTAATTCAAAGGACGAATTATTTATGAGAGAAAGATTTTATTTTGATACAATTGATTGTATTAATAAACAAAAACCAAAAATAACTATAGAAGAAAAAAATGAACGAGTTGTGCAATATAAGTTGCAATATAAAGAAATAGCCTCTATTAAAAAGGCTCAAAGATATGAACAAAATAAAGAAACTATAAATGAAAAAAAGAAAGAAAAATATACTTGTGAGTGTGGGTCAATGGTTAGAATATCTGACAGGGCTAGACACTGTAAAAGCAAAAAACATATATCTTTTCACGAGTAGTTCCACAGCCAGAGGGACATATATAAAAATGGATAAATAATAGTAACCGAACTTATTTTTTTTGGTATAATATAATAAGCACAAATAATGACATCTATTGAAGAATATGCAAAAGAGCGAGCCGATATTGTATATAGCAAAAAACCATCCAAACAAAAGGAAGAATTTATCAAACATATAATTAAAAAGAATATGAAATGGCAAAAACATGAGGGCGGTCGACTTGGTGAATCAACCGCAACTCATTCACATCATGGATTTGCAATACAATCAGTACTTGTGCCAAAAGATAAGTTTACCAGAGCAGATGCGATTAAATACATTAGAGAGCATTTTGAATATAAAAAAATAGATTCTACACAAAGAAAGAACTTTTTTTCATTTAGACAAATAGAGCCAACTCCAAACAGTAAATATTTCACAAAAGTATTAGATAATGGGGTTGAATTAGTGTTTGAGAAAAAACCAATAGGAAAAGACAGTATAAAACCACACTTTTTACCGTCTTCCGATAGCCTTCGGCTCTCTACAGACTCCAAAAAGCTGGCCAAAAATGTTTTGGGTCAGCCTTTTAGGGAAGAAGAGAGCCGAGGGCTCTCGTATGACCGTCAAAAGGTGTTGGGCGGGTCATTAAAAGTAAATGAAATATATCAATTTATTAGTAATGGGTATGATTGGCCAAATATAAAACCAATCCAAGGATACAAATACATAAAAGATTTATCTACAACATTTCATCAAGTGTATGAGAATAAAAAAGATAAGCGAATTATATTAAATTATACAGGAACTAAAGGAATTATCGATTGGTTAAATAATTTAGATTATATTCTGCAAACATATACACTATGGCCAAAATTTCAAAATGCAAAAGCAATATTAGATAAAGTATTAAAATTATACCCAAATTATAAAATCACGCTTGTTTCTCACAGCCAGGGCGGAATCATCACAAGAGAAATATCTCGCATTTATGGCGATGAATTGTTTGAAATAATAAGTTTAAATCCGGGTGGCATGTCATTTATTGAAGCTATTAAATCAACTACTGGAGAGGGCAAAAGAAAAAAACAAAATGAATACACCATTAAATCAGAATTAGATTTTGCATCATTCTTTGCAAATCCTAATGAAAATGATGTTATTATTACTAGAGAAAGCGGCGATATTGTAAAAGAGCACAGTCCAAATATATTAATCAGACTTAACCCAGATTTGGAAATTGGGCGAAAATAACGCAATTTAGATTTTGGACAGTAAGTTTTATAGATATTTTTTACTGTCCAGCTTACTGTCCAAAATTATTATTGCAATATTGCAATATTAGACTGTAATATACATATATACTATATATTTTTTTTGATTGGACAGTAAGGACAGTAAGGACAGTAAAAATGAAAAAGTCTTAGTAAAAAGTTTTGAAAAATATTTTTACTTTATATTTTCTTATACGAATAAAAAGTTAATGTCTTACTGTATTTACTGTCCAATGTTTAAATAATATTTGTATATCCTTGTAGAATATGCTAATATTGCGATATTGAAATAATCTTACTGTCCAAAACTCTGGACAGTAAAAAAAAGGATGAATCGGCAAAATAAGCCATTATTTAATATTGTTTATACCACATTTTTTTAATTCCATCAAATTTAAGTCCATGCTTTTTTGCGTCTGCTATTGCGTCTTTTGAGTATTCAATATTTTTGTATTCAACGTGTTTATTTTTTCTTTTTTCAATAAAATCTTTAATATCATTAATTCTATATTTTTCAAAATGTTTAATGATATAACTATATGATTTACTGTCTTTTATAGTTCTTATTTTAAACTCAGAATTCCATTTTGTATAATATATCATGCCTAGCGACTCTTGACCAATTTCATATGGGATATCAAAGCATACCAATCTATTATATTTAGCCATTTCTTTCTTTTTTTGCTTTTCTTTATCAATTTCTTCAATTTTGCAATTATTGCATAAGTTATATTTTCTATTTTTATGGTCTGCATTGCATTTTTCACATTTTCTAACTTTTCCAGCTTCAATAAATCTTTTAATACAGCAACTTCCAATTATTAAAACATCATCAACTGGTGAATTTACATCTTTTCTAATATAACAATTATGGACTAAATTAACATCACATACGCATTTATGCTCAATATCTGGAAATGGTTTATTTGGAAAACATAATTTAAAATAATTTTCATATGCCATAAATTCATCTGGTGTATTATCAACATTTGGGTTTGCTTGCCCACCACAAAAAATCCAAGTTTTAACATCATCATATTCCATATTATGCTTTTCTTTTAATCCTCTAATAAATGCTTTAGTTAATTTTGGGTATTCCATTATTGGCGATAAAATTTAGGTATCTATATATATACTATTATTTTATTTCTAATATAAAATAATTGATAAAATATATTCGAGATTATTTAATTTTGAATTAATTATTTTATATTAAAAATAAAATAATGGTATATATATAGATACCTAAATTTTTATATTTTTATTTTCATTTTTAAAAAAGTGTTTTTCAAAATGAATTTTTCGCTTGATAAAATCCACACGACCGAATTTGAGAAAAGGCCAGCTAAAGAAATAATCAATATTGATGATTTTAAAATTATTGCAAATTCTGAGGAGTATGCAAAAGACCCAAAAGATAGATTGAGATGGGCAAAATATATAAATGCGTATGTGGATTTTTTGGAGGTTTGGTATAAACCAAATAAGAATAAAATTGGAAGATTAGAGGCTGAATTAAGTCTATGCGATGAATGTAGTATTATTCGATCGGCTGTATGTAATATGTATTGGGATATTGATGGTGTTAACATGGGATATCAAATATTTTACCAAGTGTATACGTTTAAAACATCTACTAATCCAAAAGCCCCAGAATTGACAACAATTAAAAATTTTATCGATAATCGTGAATATTGGACTAATTTAGTATTTGATTCATATTTTAAATTGTTTGATAAAGATAATTTAGAGGTTAAAAAAGCAATCAAAGAATTATTTATTAGATTATTAAATGGTGGCTCTATTAAAAAATGGAAAACTGATTATGGGGTTCATGATATGAGTAAAACGATTCCAATGATAGGAGCATTAGATAAAGAGATTAAATCTGCAACTAAAATGCTATTTAATTATTTGCCGGAATTTAAGAAAAAATCTAAAAACTCTGAAAAAGATACAATTTCTCATTTTATTTTTGAAACCGAAAAAAAATGCGTCGAGCAATTATATATAGCTTTAGGATGCCCAGAGACTTATATGTATTGTAAAGATGGTCTTATGGTTTTAAAATCAGAATTCTCTGAGCGTAAAATTAAAGAAATTATAGAACAAGTAAAAGAGTCTATTTTTTGCACATATGCTATTAATATAGATTTTAAAATAAAACCAATGGTTCAAGAAATTGAAATTAGTGAATTAACTCCAAGAGAGGCAAAAGGTTATGAGCTACATAAAGAACAATTTGAACAAAAATATTGTAAAATAAAAGATTTGATTTTATTTCCTTTTAAATCAACAAAAGGCGAAATCAAATTTCATACTGAAAAACAACTAATTGGCGCAGAACGTGATTTTTGTGGCAAAGTTGATAAATTAGTGAAAAATGATAAAGGTGAAGAGGTAATCAGACAAGTAAGATTTATAGAAGAATGGTTAGATGACCCAACAAAAAAGAAATATGATGATGTTGAGATTTACCCATCTGATATCGCTCATACATGTCCAGATAATATATATAATTTATGGACGCCATTTTTAGCAGAATCATATGAGCCATGCCCAGAAGATGAATGTATTGATGATTTAGAATTTTTATTGAATCATATTTTAATTTTATGTAATCATGAAAAAGAGATATATAATTATTTTATTAGATGGTTTGGCCAAATGTTAAAATATCCATCTGTAAAAACAACTGCGCCAACTTTTATAAGTGAAGAGGGGGCTGGTAAAGGGTCATTATTTGAACTATTTAGACGAGTATTGGGCGATAAAAAAGTATTAGAAACGACTAACCCCGAAAAAGTAGTCGGTAAATTTAACATATTAATATTAAATGCATTTTTAGTTATTTTTAATGAATTAGAACAACATAAGATTAAACAATATGGTGGCGATATTAAAGGATTTATCACTGATAAATCAATTCAAATAGAGGGGAAGGGCACAAATGCATTCCAAGCTCTGTCATTTCATAGATTATTAAATGCGACAAATGGTGAAACTGGTGGAGCATTAAATCCGCATAAGCATGATAGAAGAAATGCATATATAAGATGCTCAGATGAATTGTGTAATAATAAAGAATACTTTTCTAAATTTTATGATTGTATCAATAACACAAAATTGATTAGAAAGTTTTATGATTATTGTTATAATTTGGATGGGTTGGAAAAATTAGAATTGCCCCCAAGAACCGCACACCATAAAGTATTAATTGATGGTAATACATGCAAAGTTAAAGAATTCATGAAAGAATGTGTATTTAATTGGTCGGCGCAAGGGTTAGAAAATTATGAAATAATGCCAATTACTTTATACAATAATTTTAAAGATTATATCGAATCAAATGGGTTTAAATATGAGACCAATACGGTGCATTTAGTTAGAAAAATTGGATTATTAAAGATACCAAATTCAAAAGGCAAATCAAAAGGGTCAAGATATATATCATTTAATATTGAAGAATTAATAAAGTATTTTAATCTAGTAAGAAATGCTGAAAATGCATTGATTGTTGAAGAAATTGAAGATGAGGATGATAAGCCATTAGAAAGATTGGAAAAGATAATACTACCCCGATCTTATGACCATCAAGAGAAAACACCCCACAATCAATTTAATGATATTATTAGAGAATTAATAATTTAATTAAATAAAAAATATATATATATATATATACACAATTTTTTTAATTTTGTTTAATGGAAACTCCAGAAGAACTCATGATTTATAAAGAAAAGTATGAAAAATTACTTAAACAAAGAAATGCCGCAGTTAAGAAATGGCAAAGCAAAAATATTGATAGGGTTTCTGTATATAAAAAAGCATACTTTGAAAAAAATAAGGATAAATGGGTAAAAACTTCAACCAACTATAATAATAATAATAAAGATAAATATAAAGAATATCAAAATACATATAGACAAAGTAAGTTGTTAAGAAAATTACCATTTTGGAATGACGACGAGAGCCCAACAGATTGAATATATAACAGATTATGGTCAATATATTAGAAATAAAAGTGTTCAAATTCAAATATTAAACGCTGCAATGAGATATGTTGAAGATTATTGCAAAGGCGATAAATCAAATCACATTCATGATAGTCGAGGATCTCCAAGTGGATTAAATTTTTTTTTAGATAACTTTGATGATTTGACGATACAACAAATATATGACATAGTTTATAATCGAATGCAATTATTGAATTCCCCATATGTTGAAAATCAAACCCCAAAAATAAATTTTAATTTTGGCGAAAATTCTTAAACCCTGCCCAATTGTTTTACCGGACATATCATTTTTTCTGATACAATCATCATCGGAAATGATTTAACGACTGTAATTGCGCGCCCTGGGATATCATCAATTGCTTCAATTTGTTTTTTTGAGAATCCGAGATATTGATTTAATAAATAATTACGGGCGCGCCCACCAAGGGTGGCCGGAAAAAACGTAATCGAGTGAGCTTCATTTAATATACCCTTAGTTTCAAGCCCGCCGCATGCAATATGACTTAAATATATTACAGATACTCGCGCATGTCTTCCGGTATTTAGTAATTTACCCAATAAATCTCGTAATTTTGCCTTCATTGCTTTTGCAGTAATTGCATCACAATCGTCAAATATAATTAATGAGTTTGCAAAATCATCAGTATTTAAATCTGCAGAAATAAATTCATCATCTAATTTAATTCGTTCAATTCCTTTGACTCGTTCTATACTACTATCACTATCAACATAAGATAATAAATATACTGGATTTTCTGGATTTTGTTTTTTATATGCATTTGCTAAATCGCTAGCAAAGTAACTCTTGCCACTCCCAGAGGCGCCTACGATATAAGCAATAAAGCGTTCTTTATTTTCATCTGGTATAAATTGGAATTTTTCCCCAGCCTTTAAATATAGTTCTGGGTAGTTATTTCTAGCCCCTGAATGTTCATCAAGAAACACTTCCGTATCTTTTTTTTTCTTACCTTTACTTTTATCACCCTCCCTTACAATCTTTGCGATTGGGAATCCATCTCCCTCAAAATTTAACATGATTCAAAAAACAGTATTATATAAATATATTTTTTATTTTTGTGTTATTTAATTATTACCACCATCAATATCAAAAAAAAAATAATTAATTAATTTTAATTATGCATCAATGCACTCTTTTAATGTTTTAATGTAATTTTGATGCTTTAACGATTTTTTGTGCGTTGATTTATCCGCTCTCCTAATATTTGACCCACATTCGCAAACATGCCTGTCTTGTTTTTTCTTTTCTTTCAACTCTGGGTGTAATACCAATCGTCTCTGATAGTTTTTTGATGCCGTATCCGGATGTAGTTCTAATTGCCGCTGGTATTGTTTTTGGCTAAAATTTGTATGTAGTTCTAATGACCTCTGAAATTTTTTTTGGTGTAAGTCTGGGTGTAATTCTAATTGTTTTTGGTGTACTATAGAATGATACTTTTCAATTTCGTCTTCAGTTAATTTTGGTTTTTGCATATTTAATGTCGCATTTAATTGCTCATAAAAATGTCGTTCCCTTGCCCTGGCTTCATTTCCATTTGCACACGGATATTCCTCAAT